TGGCATCTTGTCAGGCATCATGCTGAACGGCACAGACCAAGGCCAGATGGATGTGATGAAGACCACGATGGCAGGCTTTAAAGAGGCTAGCGCACAGGCTGCAAAGCCACCTACCCCGATGCCTGAGTCTGCTTCATCGGCTGCACCTGCGGCTGCTGCTGGCCGTCCGACACCCCCTGCCCCTGTCTTTACTGGCGAACCTGTGGCACAGCAAGCTGCTGGCGTAGGCTTCGATGGTAAGAAAGCCCCACCACCCGCACCTGAACCGGAGGTTTAATCATGCGTAATGTAATCGTACTTGCACTATTTGCTGCATTTAGTTTGAATTCCTATGCTGGCGGTGAAGTTAAGAAGGTCTGCCACATGGAGCGTAACAAGCAGGGCAAGGAAGTTCCTGTGTGTAAGACCATCAAAGTCCATAAGAAGTTAGAAGGCAAGAAAGTTCCGGGGCAGAAATGAACCCGTGGCTGATCCTTGGTTTTGTGCTGGCGGTTGCTGCTGCTGGTGGCGCTGGCCTTTACCAGGGCCACGACCTGGGCATGGCCGAGGTGCAGCAGAAGTGGGACAAGGAGCGAGCAGCGCAGGAAGCAGAGCACGCTGCCGCCCAGGCTGCAGCCCGCGAGAAGGAGCAGGAATTGCAGGCCAATGCTGATCAGCTAAGAAAGGAAAAAGACCGTGAGATCCGTGACCTTAATGCTCGCGCTGCCGCTCTTACTAACAGCCTGCGCGACAGGCCGACCCGCCCCACCGCCGAAGCCAGTGCCTTGCCCAGTACCGCCAGCGCTGGATGCGCCCCCGCCAGCTGTACTGGAGCCGGACTTTCTCGAGAGGATGCGGAATTTCTTGCAAGGGAGGCTGCCCGAGCAGATGAGCTCCGCTCCTCCCTCCGGCAATGCCTCGCCCAGTATCAAGCAATAAGATAGCATGGCTGACCGGGCGGGCGACCTCCTTCGCGCCAAACCTCCCGGCCAGTTTCCCCGACTACTCGTCGGGGTTTTTTTCGATGGTTGCACCTAGCGCTTTGAGTCGCTTGCTGTAAGCAGCTGTGTGCCGCAGCCGGCTGACCGCATCGATCTGCTCGATGACGCCGTCGTTGACGTTACGCAGCTCCTTTAGGATTGTCATGCGCTCCCTGGCTGGTCGCTTGCCGGCACGGGCAGTCTTGTCTGCCATCTCCTCATAGGCATTCGACCAGGTTTCCAGATCCGGCCAGACGCTGTTGAGTAATACCGGCATCGGCGCACCTTCTGCACGCTCCGCTTTGAGATTTGGAACCAGCAAAGGATATTGGTCTACCACGACAGATTCGGCAGCCGGTTCTGCAGATTCTGCAGGATCGTTCTGCGGTTCGACATCGACCGGCTCAGTGGCCATCAAGGCGTCAACAAACTCCTTGCCGATAGAGATGAGCTCCTCGATTGGCCGCTCCTCCATGATGGCTTTTACTCCTTCAACGATGGGCTCGAGTTCAATTGCTGGCGGTTCCGGCGGTGCGATGGCATCCAACGGGTTGGCCGGCCTGGTCGGAGTAACATCACGCTCCCGTGGTTTGGCCTCTTCTGGATAATCCTCTGCCTCTTCAGCTGAGATCAGCCCTTTCAAGACATCAGGGAAGGCATCACGCAGCGCAAAGCCGCGAGCTCTCATCTTCATCATGCGCTTTGGGTATGCCTGCCACGGGCCTTGCTTGCCCCACAGGCCAGCACGTTTAGCATCTTCGACGCTGAACTTGGCGACGACCGGCGAGCGGTTGCGGCGCGTGGCCACGCAGACGGCCACCGGGTTTGGCGTGCCTTCGCCCTCCATGTATTCTTTGATGTCTTCGCAAACCGGGCTGGCCTGCACCAGCGCCATCATGGCGTCGCCATACACGCTGGGTTTGCCGTTGATGACAGCGATATTCTGCAGCGCCTGCATGGGTGCCAGACCCAACTCTGCGCCCCACTGCATGGCCACCAGTACATCCAGCGGCTTGTTGACGTATTGCTTTGGCACCAAGCTGGACGACGCCAGCTCCTCGGCAAACTGGCGGGCTTCGGTAAAGGTGGCAGGCGCAAAGCCCTGCCGGTTAGTTGTAGTCAGTTGCATCATTTCCCCCAGGTACAAATGATTGAATTGTGTAAAGGATCAGCGCGGTAAAGCTCTCGACGATCTCTTCTGCTTGCTCTTCTGTTGCGCTTGGCATCGCATTGAGCAAGGCAACGACCGCTCTGTCCAGCGCTTTCTCAATGTTGGTTAACTCGCGTTCGGTCATGACAGATCCTTAATGGATAGGGTTGATTGCCGGATGCTGTAGGCATCTTTTGCAGGAGTGATCCGCTGGGGTGCCGCTTTGTAATAGCGCATAGGCCAGCGAATCTCCCAGCTGCCGGCCTTTGCCTTGGCAGCATCGCCCATCATTGCCTTGAGCTCAGTCTCTGCCTCTGCTTGGTTGCCTTCGGCCTCTTTGATGGTGGCCTTGGCCGCGACGATCTGCCGCACCAGCTGCTCTGCTCGCTCCGGCAAGTGCGCGGTGCGTGTTTCATCAGCTGTTGGATACATGCGGTCGGCATCTTTGCTGGTGGCCGGCGAGTAAAAATCGATCTCGCTGGTGGCCTTAAACTTCTCCAGCCTGTGCTGAAACTCAAGCACCGCAGCCTTAATGGTGACCAAGGTCTGCGCGTGCGGAGCGAACAGAAAGATCCGCAAGCTGGTTCCCTGGTACAGCACCGCCAGCGCTCCCCACTTGGCCTGCATAATGTCCATCTGTGCCTGCAGCTGCACTGGCCCACGGTACAAAGCCGGCTGATCCTCGGGTGCGGTGGCGGTCAACTTAGCCTCGAGCACGCCGACACCGGCCAGCTCAATCTTGTCTGATCCAATTACAAAGATCCCGGCATCTGCATCGGTGGTGAAAATCTGCCCGGCACCATCAGCGCAGCCATCCAGGCTGCAGGCCAGCGGCAGGGTGTCGTGGAAGAATGCCTTTGGAAACTCAGTCTTCAAATCCTGCAGCTGCAGCCGCTTGGCTGTCTCACGCAGGATAGTTTCCTCAAGCCGGTCGCCCCAGGCCATCGCTTCGTTTTGGGTGAACGATTGATCCTCGCCTTTGATGGCTGCAATGCTGGCCTGGAGCTCATCGTTGGGTGTCTGATACCGGGACAAACCAAGCAGCGCGGGCAACCGGCTGGCCGACATCATTGTCATGGGGGTTAGTTTTCCTGACATGTTTCCTCCTTGAGTTTATAGACGCGCACGACCCTGGCATGTGCGGCCTTGTGGGTGGCCTCGGTGTACCCGATTGCCGTGAATTTTTTTGACTTGAAAACAGCGCCGAGCACTGATGGATGCACGCCTTCTGGCAGGTTGATGGCACGGCGAACCTCGTTGATAGACACCTGACCGTGCTGCCTGGCGATGTCCGCAGCGATGGTGCGGCAGTGCTCGAGGAAGTCAGCGTCGCGCATTTCAAACAGCGCCAGCTGTGCGTCACGCAGCATCTGGCCGGTCATCATATGACACCCCCGACGCATAGGATGATGACCATGATGATCATGGCGCTGATCGCGCCCAGGAAGAAATCGTCGCTCATGCTGCACCCCGCTGCATCAGGTTGGCAACCTGGCTGGCACCCCAAGTACGGCCACCGCGGGCTGTCTGCACGCCGCGAGCTGTCAGTGCAGCTGCGATGGCACGCAGGCTGGTGCAGCCGCTGCGCTCAATGTCGGCGATGATGGGCAGGATGCGCTGGGCAAACTGATCTGCGCTGGCCTGGATGCTGGCGATGCCGGCAGCGGAGCCTGCTGCTGGGTTTGGGCTGCCGAGCTTAACGCCGCGAGCTTTGGCTGCCTGCAGCGCTGCCTTGGTACGGCGGCTGATCTCTTCACGCTCATGCTGGGCAACTACTGCGCGGATGCCAAACTCGAGGGTGCCAGCGTGCGGCATGTCGGCGGCCACGATCTGCACGCCGGAGTCACGCAGGGTCAGCAGGAAGGCAGCCTGGCGGGATAGGCGGTCGATCTTGGCAATCAGGAGCGCAGCGCCGGTGGCTTTGCACATAGCGATGGCGGCCTGCAGCTGCGGGCGGTCGTCATTCTTGCCTGATTCGATCTCGGTGAAACTGTGGATGATGCCGTCGGCATACTGTTTGACGGCTGTTTGCTGGGCTTCGAGGCCAAGACCTGATTGACCCTGGCGCTCGGTGGAAACGCGGTAGTAGGCTACATATTTGCTCATGTTTACGCTCCTGTATCTCGGTGGCGATGCGGTCGGAAGTGACCGTAAACAGATCCTCGCATATATCACCGCGATATGTCAACAACCCAAACCAATAATTCTTTGTGGTATTTTTACCACTACCGGCGCAGGGAAATTGCGTGCTATCTTCCGGATATATTCACAAGGAGGTGTCTGATGGAGCAGGAATACAAGCAAATGCTTGTGCGCTTTCGCGCTGAAACCAAGGATCTGCTGGATGCTGCGGCTAGGG